TTATTCCAAACGTCATCATTGTGTACCTTCATAGAAACCATCCAAGTACCTATAGGCACGTCTAAATCGTAATGCCTTGTCTTGTCTTTCTCGCCTTCTACTATCCAACTCTCAACCGCAGTTAGTCCTGTAAGCGGCATATTGTGTTCTAAGGTTGAATTGTTTTGGTTGCCTCTTATAAAAAACAGTTCACTTGCTTTGCGTACAGTATCTTTTGAGAAATAAATATAGTATTCGTTATCTCCGCTTCTTCTGTAGATAGGTTTGTTAGGTACTAAAGCTGCACCCATTAGGATACGCTTTTCCTTATCTACCTCTGCAAGTTTAAATTCTTGGTTTTTTAACGCAATAAAATCTTCTTCTATTGCAGGACTTTCTACAACGCTTATAGCTTCAATTCCTGAAACGTCATCGTTTTCATCTATTACAAGTTCTACGATATTCATATTATAACAATATTATTTCTTAGTTTTTGTTTTATATTGATGCACCCTCAATAATGTTTCTGTCTAAATCTTGTGCGGTTGTAACATCTGCACTTACCACATAGGCTTTTAGGGGTTGTTGCTCTCTTTCTCCTATGGTTTGTGCTAATTGGCTTTCAGGTGCAGCTCCTACTATGTTAAATACAGGTGGGGTTGGTCTTGCCGATGTTGATACACCACCTCCTACTCTTGGTGTTGCTTTTTTGGTTGCATCTACCGCTGCTTTAATTGCTGCTAAGATACCTGCTGCTTGTGCTGCAAATGAAATTAATAAAGGAACGTTTTGTGGGAATCCTACCTTTGCGGTTGCCGCTGACCCTTTAGCTAAATCTACTCCTGCCTCCGCAGACCTCATTGTTATTCTTGACAAGGTTGCTTTAGCTTCCATTATTTGCTCCTTAATAAGTATTGCTTGTTTAGCGATAAATAATGCTTTACCTAATGCAGTTTCTTCGCCTATTATACCTCTTAGGATGTCCATATTTTTGAGCATATCTTCACGCTCCTGTGCTTTTAGTTCGGCTTTTAGTTCTGCAAGTTCTATTTCCTTTTCCTTTTCCTCATCCTTTAAATCTAACCTTTCTCTTTCAAGTGAATTTACATTTATTAATTGCTCACTTCTAAACCCTTCTATCTGTGCAAGTATTCCCTCTTTTTCAGCTTGTGCTTCAAGTAATGCTATTTGGTTTTCGTCATTTTTGTTTTTGTTAAACTGTGCTTGGGCTGCTGCTATTACCGCATCTGCATTTGCCAACATTAATTTTTCTTGCTCATCTAACACTTTTGCAAGTTTATCATTAGCTTTTATTCGCTCTGCTATAGTTTTAGTTTCGTCATCCCTAATTTGCCTTAGCTTTTCTGCTTCCCTGTCCTTTTGTTCTAATATTATTTGGTTTTGTGCTATACCTATTGCTGCTGCTCTGTTCAGTTCTGTTGTTTCTTCGGCTGCTTTTAGTGTACTTTTGCCATATTCAGTAATTCCTTTTATTACCGAAGGTGCAACCTCCACAATCTTATCAAAGGTATCAGGTACACCTGTCATAACATCTACCGCTTCCTTACCTGCGTTTTTAACTTCCTTTAATGCACCTGTAAAGTCTCCCTCAATAACTTTTTTAACTGCACTTGCTAAGAATCCTAACGTATCTAATAGACTATTAAACCTTTCTGTAATGTTATTATAAATAGCATTCCCAAAGTCATATAAGGACTGTACTGGGTCGTTAAAAATACTTTTAAAATATCCTATAACAGTCCCTATATTAGCGTTTAAGAACGTAAATAAATCATTAAAGGCTAAACTTAAAGCCTCCATCCCTGTGTTGAATATATTTACTATTTGTTGGTTTTGCCCAAATGTTTCTTTTAGCACATCAAAAGCCTTAACAACTAAATACACTATCCCTGTTGTTTTGCCTATGTTTTTTATTGCAACACCAAAACTTTTAAAACCTTTAGATGACTTGTCCGTACTTTTCTTTAAGTCATCAAGACTACCTTGTAAGTTGTTTATTTCCTTGTCTTGTTGATTTACAATTTTGCCTAATTCGGTTGCGTTTTTTGCAGCCTCCTTATACTTTAATTCAAATTCAACACCTACCTTTTTGTATGCCATAACTCTGTCTTAAATATGTTGTATGCTTCTCTTACACTTTCAGGATATTTGTTTTTGCCTAATGCTATGGCAGTATGTTCCCCTGTTATTTTTTGTTGTTTAGCTATTTCTAATAAGTTTAATATATTTTCTATCATACCGTTCCTGTCCAATCTACTGTTATGTTTGTATTGTCACAAGTCTTAAATCTTTTATCTACCGAATCCGCAAAGTACTTATCTTGGTTTTCTATTACAAAGTCTTTTACTTCATTGATTAATTCCAAATGACTAAGACCTGTTGTAAGGTTTGTCCTTATTTCGTTGATTTTGTATATTCTATCAAACACTACAATCCTGTCTGCTAAACTTAGGTTTAATATTACCCTAAGAGGAAGGTAGGCTTTAAATTTACTTAACCTTCTTTTTTGGTCGAATGTATCGCCTATGTAATTACTATAATAAGTTTGGAATAACGTCTCTGTAAATACAGTTCCTGTATATTCGTTAAACTCTGCTTTAAAATTTAGGTTTTGGCTATCTGTAATGTCAACACTATTTGAAGGTATATAGTAATCTGTTATTCCTACCCTTAAACTTGATGTCTTTACAACTCCTATTTGTGTGCCGTCTGTTATTTTCTTAGCATAGAACAAAAAGGGTTCGCCTAAATATGGGTCTTGTCTTATGTCAGCACTCCACCCCCATTGTGCATCTGTAAGTGTTAGGTCATCATCTGTTAGTCTCTCAAACTTGTGATGTTCAAAAGGCAGTTCAACGTTATATGTACCTCCTTCTGTTTTATAAACATCTTCGTAGTTTTCCGTACCCCATTCAATATTAAACAACTGCTTGTGGTTTTCGCTAAAAAAACTCTTTAACCCTTTGTACTTAAAAACTATTCTTCTGTATGGCATCAAAGCATCTATTGCAGAAGTAGTAGTATCTAAAAATTCTGTAATGTTAAAAGTATTTTTACTTTGCGCATAGAAATCGTCAAGTGTTTTTACCTGTACTATACCATCTTTGTCTTGAAAAGCGGTAAGGTTAAACATTCTAAAAAGTCCTGTAAGGAAGTCTAACGTTTTCATTTTAGGCAAATGCAATGCTGCATTAAAATCTGCGTCTGTCTGTGTTTCTGACCTTCCTTGTAATTGTACTGTAATGTTCTTAGACCCTTCAAATTCTTTTTGCCATTCATTTAGAATAACCTCTAATTGAAATTCTGCAGATGACTCGCTTTCAAAATAAACCCTATAGTTTCCTGATGGGTAGGCAGCATATTCGTTATCGCTTCCTATTGTATGATTTCCATTTAGGTTGTCTACCCTTTCAAATATCTCCCCATCGTTTTCTACTATTACATTGTAGTTTTGAGCGTTGGTTATTATTTTAATTTCGTATCTTAGTTTTACATCATCAGGGTTTTCAGGTTGTCTTAAAAAAAACGTTTCTTCTGCAATGTGTTCTTCCCATACTGCCCTGTCTTCGGTTGTACCACTTGGACAACAAAACGTAGTTTTAGAGCGTATCTTATCTTCTTCAAATAATCCACCTTCTTTTCTGTGTAGCCATAGGTACAGGTTGTAAAAGTTAGGATTTGTTTTATTGAAAAAGTCCCCACTAAATTTAATACCAAACTTATCTTCTATTGCTTTTACTAAAACATATACCCTAATAGCAGGTTTTAGTTGTTCGTACTTAACACCCTGTACTGTCCCTGAATCATAGGCTAAATTTCCACTTTGTGATTCTGTAGTAGTCGTATCATAAAACAGTCTTTGCGTATGTGTAATTAAAGGCACTATTAAAGCATCTTCGTATTCTACACCGTTTATAGTTACATCTAAACCATCTTGTAAGTAGGTTGTTATATTGTCAGCATTATAAGTAAACTCTATGTCATATAGATTGTCCAGTGTACTCAATAGACTTTCTCCTAATAGGTCTTTAATGTTTACCGTATCTCCAATAAATGTAAGCCTGTAGGTGTGTGGTTTACCTTCTTTTAGTGTTACACCCTCTAATCTTATTTTACCTGTCTTAAACGATTGCTGGTTAAGTAGTAACTGTGATGGTTTTTTAACCCCTGAAACATATCCTACTACATCGTAGTTATAGAAGTGATTAAATATTTTGTTATTCTCCTTACTTGCAGGTACATTAAATGTTCTTGTAAAATTTGTAAATATCTTACTTATGTCTTTTACATTCTGTAGTGTTTGTGTTAAGCTTACCGCTTCATCTTTAAACAGTTCTACTTCTGTACCCTCTATGTAAAGTTGTAGGTTTAGCATTATTTGATATTGTTAATCTTGCTAAATGCAAATTCAAATTCTAAAGTGTGGTTTATTAGCTTGTCGTTTAGTGATGTTTTGTATGTATGTTCTTTGGTTCTTACAATTATTGGTAATGTTCTACCCTCCCATCTAATCCAAACGTTTTCACTTAGTAGTAATTCTTCTATGGCTAAATTATAATCTTCATTTACAAAGCCTGAATTTAAAACAACCTTTTTGGTTGCACTAACATTGTATCTTTCTTGTTGCCCCTTGTATGTAGGATAAGTTAACGTAGATGTGTTTATAATATTTGCTTTGTATAATTCATCTGTAATAGCCATACTCTCTACAGACTTCTTAAAGAAATACATATCCTGATACGCACCAAATTTATTAACAAACGTCAGCTTATAAGGTGTAAACTTAGGCTCACATACGTTGTTTACTGTAACCGTTTTAAGTAAGGTTGTATCGTCTGTATCGTAAACTTGTATTGTGCTACTATCCGCAGGTATTGTTACATATTGTATCTTTTGATTTGAATTACCATCGTCTGTTATTTGTGTATCTACGCTATCTATTGTAACCTTTCCTACACCCTCTGCAAATATTGGTAATTTACCTGCAGTGTTTTCAGGCAAGTAAAGAGTATTATTACTTATTAGTAGGTTGTCTGATAGTTGAGGGTTGATACCATCCTCAAAATAGCCATATCCATCCATTGCTAAGTAATGATTTGTAACAGGGCTGCCACTTGCAAATTCTTCTCCATCTGAATCGTACAACCTTGTAATAGCAGTAACCCATTTAGTTGTGCTTAAATAGTCATTGTTAAAAGTTATATCTATGTAGTCCCTAACTAATTCACTTATTTCAAATAATATATTGTCTTGGGTTGATAATCTCGTTTTGGATAGTTCATATCTTAGGTCACTATCAGTATAAGTACCTGACGTACCATCATAAATATAAAGTTCCAATTCTGCTCGGTCTAATACAGGCATAATTAGTTGCTATTAAATTGTATAAAAAAAGGACTTCTTGCGTTTATTCTCATCTTAGCTTAATATATCGGTTGAACATCCTTGCACCAAATCAAAGTAGGTAACGTTTTCTCCTGTAACTGTAGGAAACCCAAATGTATAATTATTTACAGGGGCTACGCATATATCTACTGTACTGCTTGGTGCTAAAAAATGTGTTATTTCTTGGTTGCCATCAAAGGCTATGTAATTTATTAAAGCGTTTTCTGTTGTGCTATGGTTTGTAACCCTATAATTTTTTTGATAGGCTATTACTATAGTTGCTGGTTGTAAAACTTGTTTATAACAATAAGCCTCATAGCTTGTCCCACTTGGTGGTAAAAAGTTAGCCGAATCGTATGTAACCAACACATATAGGTTTCTTAATGTATCAACAGGTACAGGACTAAAACTACTTGGCTCTATACTATGAAGTGTACCTACGCTTACTGTTGGATTTGTAATAGTACCATCTGCTGCTATTGAAAGTCCTGTAATCTCTGTATCTGCACAACTAAAGTTCTGTAATACTACAGGTGGAGCAGGTTCTTGGTGTTCTATAAAGAATGGACTTCTTGCTTTAATCATTTTTTAATGCTATAAAATCTTCAATATCTAATGCAAACTTCTCTATTAATTCGTCAGGCAGTTTAATGACATTTGTTTCAAACGGTTTAGTAAAAAAGAAACTTGCTCTTAAACCTTTTTCGTATATGCTTTTGGCTAACAAATATCTTAAACTCTTTCTACCAATAAACCTTCCCTCTTTATCTCTTATTCCTTTTATAGATTTCTTAACCATCCACTTATCTAAAGACTGTGGTGGTATGCTTTTAAACCTACCTGAATACTTAAAAGGACTGTTCTTACTTTTTGAATAAGTTGATTTACTACCCTTTACACCTAAGTCTTGAAAAGCACCATAATCAGCCATATAAAACCGAACGTTAAAGTTGTTTGATGTAACGTCTAATTCATATCCTAAGCTACCTTCTAACTCCCCACTTGTAGAACCAGTAATAAACTTATTATTACGATGCCTTTTAAGGTTTCCCTTTGACTGCTTTATAATACTTTTAGCAAATGCCTCTAAGGCTTGTTTTGTTTCTTTAAAGGTCATTAGCAGACTGTCATATCATTTACTACCATAACACTAAAGGTTGCAGTCCATCCTGCTAACTTATTCTCAAACCTATCTATAAATGGCTCACAAGTAACATCTTCTTGCACTTGGTATTTGTCTGTGTAGCTATCCCCCCTTTGTAGTTCGTTTATTACCCTTGTAAGTAATGCAAGTTGTGTATTTAATACGTCTTGTTCGTTATCGTTTCCTACAAAAGTATCTGCAACCTCATCATTAGATATATCTACTATGTCCATTGCAAGAACCGAAATACTAAAGGTTGTGGTCTTAGTACCTACTACTGCATTGTTCACTATAATATGCGACAAAGGAAATATACTTTGCTTGTCTAAATCCACATCGTCAATACTTCCATAGGTAACTGTATTTACAAATGGCTCTGCATTTAGTAGTGTTTTTAGTTTGTCTGTTACTTCGTAAAATCCTTTCATCTTTTCTTAATCATTGATTTTTCTAATTCTGTCTTTTCTTTTTCAAAGGCTAAATACATAAATGACTTGTGCATATTTAGTTTAGTAATGTTGTCGAATTGGGTAACATCCCCTTTAGCCAAGCCATAGATTGATTGATACCAACCCCACTTTCTTCCAAAGCTTGACGTTGCTGAATAGTCAGATTCTCCTTCATCTCTTTCGCTAAATATTTCAGGGTAATTTGTAACAACTCGTTGTTTAAACTGTAAAAAAAAACCAAGCAACCCATAACAACATCTAAAGGCGTGTCCTTAAACACGTCCGTATCTTCCTTTGCAGTGTATTCTTCTATTTGGTATCTATCTCCCTTTTTAAGTGTAACTGGTCTGTAAAGTACTGCCATAGCTTTGTGCATTGTTTCCCAGTCTGATATATTATTATCAAGGTCTATGTACTCCCCTAAGGTAATGTCATCTAACTTTGGTATAAATCCGTACTCTACACCCTTTAAAGTAAATGTAGGTATTAGTTCTGTCTTTACGTTAAACATATTATTTAGGTCAGACACTATGCTATTAACGTATTGGTATTTAATTCTTGCTATGTCTTTTAAATCAAGCCTACAAAATATCTCAACCATTTTGTGTAGTAAGAAGTTACTATTTTGGTTGTCTACTGTATTCAGCTTTTCAAACTTCTGATACTGTTCTAATGTTATATCAGATAGCTTTTCAGGTATGTATATGTCTATTTTCATAATCGTATATTAATACAATAAAAATACAACAAATATGTATAAAAAGAAAAGAGGACATCTCTGCCCTCTAATCCTAAACAAACCAAATGAAAATCTATCTATAGGTTTCGTACATATACTTGTACAATTCTTCTATTTTGTTTTCTAACTCTTTCGAGTTCTGTGCGTATTCTTCTTTTCCTACTTGTGTGTTTTTCTGTATTACAAGATGTATTTTTACTTTTGACTTATAACCACCTTTTGTAATAGGCTTTATAACTACAAAGAATCCATTATCCCAGCACCACTTCTTAAGTAGGTATGGTCTAAAGAAATCATTGTCTAACGCCATATGAAAAACAATATTTCTACAAATGCAAATATAGCTGCGTAGGATGCAAGCCCAAGTATTGCAATATCTCTTACTGCTCTTTTAATGTGCTTTCTGTTTTGTTTAGCACAAATTTCTTTTTTAATAATAATGTAATCTTTCATTGTTTTTTTGTTTTATGATGTAAATATATAACCTTTTTTTTAATTAACAAATAATAAACAATTTATTTTAATACACAAAGTATTGCCCCCTATGTGAGTTTTCTAATGTATCTGTTAGTACATATCTAAAGGCATCTATGCAGTCAGGATGTTCTCCTGTTGGTTTTGGTAGCGTGTTACCGTCTTTATCTTTTGCCCATACATATCCTTGTAGTTCTCGTTTTAGATTCCTGCTTTTACTTGTAACGTATATTTCGTTTTGGTTTATTAGGTTGATTCCAAAGTTTACACTATCCCTCCCTTTTGTACAGGGGTAGATATTATGCCCATCCCTTCTAAGCGTTTCTATGGACTTAGGTTCTGCTTGGTCAGCAATTATGTTGTCTTTTATATTATTGTGCCTTAGAAACAAGCTTACATCCCTTAGAACCGTATTAGACTTATAGAATACTTCATCAGCTATGTAGGCTTCGTTCCATTTGTATAATCCTATGATTGTGGTGGGGTCTGTATATCCAAAGTCCATACCATATGCTAATAGCCTTGCTTCGTTTGGTACGGTGTCTATCTCTTTCCAATCAGGAATACACACACCTTCTAAAGAACCAGTTTCTCCTAAACCGTAAACCCTCCACCAATTAGACCAGTAGGTAGATGTCTTTGCCTTATCTCTTGCTTTCTCTATTTCCTTTATTATGGTTTCAGGTAACGCATCGTTGTCTTTGTAGGTAAGTGTAATGTAGTCTGTATCTTCTTTACCTATTAGTTCTTTGTCCACCCAAAATAAACTTGATGGGTTGTAGTCTAACCATATTGTCCCTGATGTTCTAACTGCTAATTGTGTGTAAGCATCAAAGGGAACATTATTACATTCGTTGATATATAGTTCTGTGCGTCTTGCACCTCTCAATTTTAAGGGCTGGTCAGTTGAAAAAAACTCTATGTAGCTTCCGTTTGTAAAAGTGTACTTTAACGTGCTTTTATTGTATTGGCTATCTTCATACCTGTTAAGACCCTTTAAGATGCCTAAGAAGTCCTTTAAAGCACCTCTACGAAGGTGTGGTATACTTTCAGATACTACGCTAATCTCTTTGCCTTCGTTTTTAATGGCATAGTCTATTAGCAAACAAAGTATTGATATAGTCTTAGATGCACTTGTGCCACCCTTAACTATTCGTATCCTACTCTGTAGTTTTCTTAGCTTATGAAATGCAATAGTTTTCTTTACTCGCATACAAAATGCAGGTTAGGGTTGTGGTTATCCCTAATCCTCCATAAACAAAGGTAAGTCCTCGTTGATAGTAATGTCTTTGGTTTCTCTTGGCTTACCTGCGTAATAGTTATAGAACAGTTGCACAAATTTAAAGTCCCCTCTTTCCACTCCATCCTTTAATGCTATGTAAGCTGCATCTTCTAATGGAGAAAGTTTTTCTATAAGGTTTACTTCATCTGCCTTAGACTTTCTACCTGCGGTCTTGTGACCTCCGTTATTTCTTCTACCATCCATAGAATTAAAAAACATTATTAATAATTATACAATAAAAAAAACTATTCTTTGTTAAACAACAATGCTATTACTAAAGCTAATATTGCAGTTAGGTAAAATATAGTTATTGCTTCAAACATTTACTAACTTCTTTAGGTTTCTATGTTTTGTGTGTACATCTCTTAGTTCTAAAAGTACCTTTGCATATTTTCTTTTGTAGAAGTCCCTACCTCTATATTTAGCATTTTCTTTTTTAAACTCCCTGCTTATAAGTTTGTCTATATCTTCATAGGCTTGTATATATCTTTCTTCGTGCTGGTCTATCCAATCTCTATATAGTTTAAGACCGTGCAGTACTGTTGCGTGGTTCTTGTTTACTGATTTGCCTATTACTTCTAAAGAGTGTAAAGTGTATTCTCTACATAGGTTATAGTACATTGCCCTTGTATATACTAATTCTGTTTTTCTTGAGGGGTTTGTTAGGTTGTGTCCTGTTTCTCTTTCTACTATTTCTTTAATCTTGTCTATTGTCATATTCTATTTCTTTAATTGCTTTTAGTATTCCTGCACAAGCCTCGTAATCTTCCAAGTCCTCGTACAATTTTAATGTTTTATACATTTCTTTCATACTTACACCGTTCTGAAAGTCTATTAGTGCAAGTAGGTAAAACTCTTTCATTTCTTTATTCAAAACATTTCTAATTGGTTTTCATTTTGTTTTCGTATAAATCCTAAAGCTGTTTCAAGTATTGTTTTACCTGCTTTATAGTCCACGAGATTTCTTCCCATTTTTAATCTTGATTGCTTACCGTTGTATTTATTAAAATCAAAGTCGTGATAAATTGATAAATCTTTTATAAGCATATCACTTAAATTCTTACCTCGACCCCTATCACTTAATTTATTTGGTAAATTAAAATTAGTCCAATATAAATGTCTGTCTCTTTTTTTTGCAAGGATTAAAGGTTCATAATAAGGTATTACATTTTCAATACAATATTTTCCGTCAAAATAATGTTGTAAAAATATTATTTCTTCATACAATTTCATATCGGGATATCTCGGTTTAAAAACATCTCTTGTTTTTTGACTTATATTTATTCTGCTATGACTTGGACAAGGAGGAGAACTCCATATAAAATCAAACTCCTTATAGTGGTCTAAAAGATATTGGTGTGCATTCGCAATAACAACTTTGTCTTTAGGAAATCTTTCTTGATACAATTTAGCTGCTTCAGGGTCTAATTCTACGGCAGTAACCTCAACATCAGTCACCTCATCCCATTTATATCTGTTCCCTCCTAAACAAGCGTAAAGATTTAGTATTTTCATTTATTTTTCTTTTGTCTTAATATCATATAATAGTCATTAAGATATGCCTCCATAATAGGTTTAAAATCTGTAATAGATGTTATTGCTAAGTGATTTTGTTTAGCCATAGTTTCGTATTGCTTAAAAAGATAGTTCATTGCTTTCTTATCCATTTTTGTTTTATATAAAGCAACGCTTATCATTTCCCTTACACAATACGCAGCAATTCTATTTTTACCGTATTCTTTGTTTAGATAAGAAAATTTACTTACCAGGTAATCAGAAAAATCTTTATTAATTATTTTAGATTTACCCTCTTTAAAACCAATGTCTTTAATTCCAAAATAACAGTTAACTATATTACCTACTGTTATGTTGTTTTTATTTTCAAGATACGCACGATAAACTAAATTATAGTCTAAATTAAATTCAACATATGCTTTTAAATAATCGTCAGTTTTCCACTCCCTATTACCGTTGTTTAAACTTATAATTGTGTCTAAGTGTTCTTTTTGTACTCGTGTGTCTATCCAATCTACTATGTATGCAGGAACAGTTTTTTCTTTTAAGAGGATAGCACTTTCCAATCTGTGATGCCCTTCTATTAAATCTCCTTTTTCTGATACAACTATTGGCATCATCCAACCATAATTTATTAGTTTTTCTCTAAAGTTTTCTGCGTGGGATTGTACTAAATCCCTGTTCACTTTTGCAAATTTTAAGTTTTTAATTGGATAATTAGATTTAAACTTTCCTACTTTAATACTTTTTTCGTTTTTACTATACATAATTATTGTTTTATTGTTTTGCCTACTCTAAAAGGTTTTCGGCTACCCCTTATAATATTCCTCGCATTACATATTGGTCTAAGTCGTGTTCTTCTACAAAGAAGTATTTATATAAATCTATTGCTTGTCTGTATTTGTCCTCGCCTCTTGCTATAAAATCTTCACTTGCTTCAAAGACTCCTATATCGCAACTGCCTTTGTCTATCACTAAGAAGGTAAACTTATCCACGTTGAATAGTTTTGTGTACAGATACGCTTGTAGGTCGTAACCATACTTGTCCGCACTATACCTAAAAGAACCTATATCTTGTGTTGTCTTGATGTCGATAATGTTATTGTCTTTTAGTATATCTGCCTTACCTCTAAACGCAAGACCATCGTACATTTCTATTGCAGGTACTTCAAATTCTGACTTGTTAATTAGTTTTATAGCTTCTTCGTTTCTTAGCAAAGCATCTGTTAATCGTTGTGACTGTTGCTTTTCTTTTTCCAAATACACCTCTCCGTGTTCTTCAACTGCGTGTTTGTAAATGTTTGTGTTTTTCGAACTCGCCTCTACAAAATGCAAAGCATCTATCTTATGTGGCTCTAACACCATCCAATGCAATAGCTTACCTGCTCTTAGTGCTGGGGAATCCGTATCACTTCCGTATTTTGTAACGTTCCTGTATGTCTTAGGACTTTTCAGTAGCATCTTTAAACTACTACTACTTAATGCGTGTTTCCCTAAATGCCCATAGTAGAAGTCATCCAAGACCATCTGTGTAAGTATTTCTTCCTTACCCCAATGCTCTCCGTTTAGTAGTGTTATCATAGCCCTAATATTTCGTCTTGTGATTCTTGTCTGCTTCTTAGTTCAGCCTTTGCATCTTCTATGTGACCTTTAAGTGTACTGCCGCTTTTTATTATTTTGCGTAGTTCGTCATCCGAATAGTATGACCAAAGGTAATGTTTGTAATTATCCATCTTATTGTTTTTAACAAAGCTACTTATTAATATTTAATTAACAAAACATTATTTAAGTTTTTTT